GTTATTTGGTTAATCCCTGTACTCACTGATCGCGTGAATCCAGATTCAACATTTGACCCTTCACAATACACTGCGGAACAAATTGTTGTTAGTGTTGTTTGTGATGATGGAACTCCATTTGATGCAAAAACTTCCCAACGACATGGCAATGATGCTTGATGCATATAGGGAGCAGATGTTAATGCATTGGTGTGATTAAAGAAATGACAATAATGGGTTTCGCCATCAATTACAAACCCACATCTGACTCTACCAACACCCAACCACTGATAATCAATAACCAATAACTGTGCTTTTGTGAAATCAATTTCAAGTGTTTCTTGATTCCAGTTTGCTTGAATAACTTTCGTGTCAACTTGGTTATTTCTAATTACGAAGGATGCAACTCCGTTATGGTCATATTCAAAGAAAATACCATTCAAATCATCAAACAATCCTACCCGTTGTGTTGAGTTATTTGGAAACCCCAAGATGAATGAAAAGTATGCAAGATTATTAGTCCCAGGAATATAAGGATGATATTGTTTGGTTTGTCTTACTGCCCTTGAGTTATTTTGTGTTGCGCAGGTTATTAGTGCTGCTGGAATGTTATAGTTAACTGCAATTTGTCCACCATTCACAGTAAAATCATTCATTTCAAACGAAGTACCACTAGAATACATATACCGATATTCACCAAGTAGTTTTGCCTCAGATGTTCTTAATCTTCCAAAAGAAGTTAGTAACCCTTGTTCATTTTTGATTGGAGAATTATCAGAAATTCTAATGGCAGGGTTTCCATGTGAATCATATTCAATTGCATTATGAAGATTCAATAACAGTGTGTCAGTTGACTTTTGATATGTCATCTTGGATACCCCTTAAATGGTTGAATAGGACTTTGTTTATAGATACTTGCACGTTCGTGGGATTTGTAATCACCTTTACTCACATCCTCCCATTCTTCCCCGATGGCTTCCAATGCTTTCAAAATCATTTGTCTCTCAACTTCAGTATATGGGTGTGCAGTATTATATTTTCCACTCCATGATTCTGATTTAACTTTTGGGATTTGAATTCCGTCAGTTGTTGCAACCGCCATCATCATTCTGTTCAGATCATAGATTCGATCATATCCCTCATCACGAAATTTGATTACGTCCACCATTTCTGCTTTACTGTCTTCGGTTGTGAAATTATCAACTGTGTGATTTTCCACGATAAATTCATGTGCTCTCATTATTTTTATAAGGTTATATTATGTCATTTAACAACAAAATAGTTTCTGTATTTATTTTACCATTCGTCTTACTTGGTTGTTCTAAAGTTGAAAATCCATCAAGTATTCAATATGTTTCTATTCCACATGAATCCAAAGTGGTGAAAGTGGTTGATGGTGATACGATTGAATTAAAGGTTAATTGGTTGCCACCAGAATTAGGATCAAAATTACTTTTAAGAATTGAAGGGGTTGATACACCAGAAAAAGGCCATCGTGCAAAATGTGTTTCTGAATCATTCAGGGGAGATGCTGCAACTAAATTTTCACAAATGAAGGTTTCGACTGCAAAATCAATTGAAGTGAAACTTAAAGAATGGGACAAATATGGTGGACGGGTACTTGGTGATGTAATTATCGATGGGAAATCATTAAGTTCTGAATTGATCTCAAGTGGAAACGCAAGACCATATCACGGAGAAAAGAAATCAAACTGGTGTATTAATTAAACATTCTGCGCATCCGTACACCACTTACCAGATCAGCGATGAGTTTGATTCGTTTTGCCAATAATGTTGGGTTGAATTTTTGTGTTTGCCAATTTTGGGCGTCTACTTCAACAAAGGGTAGGAACGCTTCAGTTTGAGCGTTAGACCCCTCGAAACAGCGGGTTTTGTTAAAACTCCCTATATCTATATAGGACTTTGAACGTTTCCCGCTCAAGTGGGGGTCTGATTTAACCCCAAATCTTGCTCTTTAAATTTTTGCCCTTCATTTGGTGGAACAAATATGAATTTACCAACACCTCTCTTCTGTAAGTCTTCATCTGTCTGCCTGAAATACAAAATAACACCAAACAAAAAGAAAAAAGCTCCAATGGAAATAATATCCAAAGGAGCTTTAGTTTTTATTAACTCAACATCATGTAAGTCATTGATTTTAATAGACTCAAATAACACATCAAATTTGTACCTATCTAGGTACTACTCAATGCATTTAATCATCAAAATCAAAAACCTCAAATAATTAGCTTCATTTAGCAACAAATGCCATCAAGTTATCACCCAGTTAAAAGAAGATAACAACAGATAATGCACTTGTCAAAAATCTTGTGTTTTTACACAGAGATAGGAACATTTTGTTTTGGCATTGGATGATAATCTTCTAAAACAAAATCATCCGCCGTGTAATCATAGATTGATGGCTTTGGGTTTAATTTCAAAATAGGTGAGTTTGGTGCCTCACGATTCAAGTATTCTTTAACCAGATCAATATGATCGTTATACACATGAAAATTGGCACTGAAGTGAAATAGTTTATTTGGAGTCATCCCGCATTGCTGTGCCAGCATATACGTTAAGAATGTTGCACCTTGTAGATTGGTAGACAAATTCCCTACATACGCATCCGATGATCGCTGATACACACAACAATTCAGTTTGGTTAGATTTCCATTCTCATCGGGTTCAGGTACAAATTGATATGCAACATGACATGCAGGTAACTTACAATCACTTGAACTTGCTTTATCAGGTCGGTAGAAAATGAATAGAATCCTTCGACTTGATGGATTATTCTTTAACTCATTCATCACATAATCAAGTTGGTTAAAACCAGGATTGTTTTCAATATCATGAATATCACCTCCAAAATGGAGTAGATTGAAACCATACCCATAACCAATGGAACCTTGTTCAAAATGATTGGTAGTTGTCCAGTTATCATCTTTCCAGAAGTCCCATACTTTTGAACCCATTGCATTCAAGTCATTGATATTGTGTGAACCTTTGATAAACCAAAGATATTCTTTGAGCATTGATTTCCAAACAGTTGCACGTCTAGTTGGCACAGGTACTCGTTTTGAAATATCAATGGTTGATAGAACCCCTGGCAATACCTTGCACCCTGTTCCTGTTCTGTCTTTGAGATCAAACCCGTGTTCAATCACTTTCTTTAGATTGTCATCAAAATCCCATAGAACATAATCTGGATTACGTCTTGATTGTTGGCGAAGTTTTAGAATGGTTTGATATTCGTTTTCAGTGATAATATACATTAATGTTCCTTTTGAAGATGATTAAAATACTGTCTTTTTGATGAGAATTTGGAATGAATGGTCTTGATATTGGCTTGAGAAAATAGGGAAGTAGTTGAGATTGATATGCGTCAAGTCAATTGAAGTATCATGTTCGTATTCATGGTTTGAAGTAGTCAAGTAAATGACTTTGATATAGTCTTTCAATTGATTGATGAGCGATGATCCACCAATAACAAAAACATCAGTTTGATTGAATGATTTGATGATTTCTAGTAGTTGTGGGATAGATTGAACAAAGATCGTAGATTCATTTGATTCATGTGGTTTAGATGAGACAACGATATTGGTTCTGTTTGGAAGTGGTTTCTCGTTCAATGACTTCCAAGTATTTGAACCCATGATGACAATTTTGTTAGTTGTAATGTCTTTGAATCGTTTGAGATCACCTTCTAATGATTTCCAAGGTAGTTTGTTGTTATATCCAATACCGCCTGAAGGTGTAGTTGCAATAATAAGATTCATGATAGGTTGTGAAGGTTAGAAATGAAAAAACCGTATCTCTAATAATACAGAGATACGGTTTTGTTGTTATGTGGATTTGAAAATGTTAAGCAACGGTTTGAGCAGATTCTGTAGGACTTTTACGGCCACGTTTCTTTGGTTGTGGAGTAACAACTTCGGAAGTCACTACTGGCTTAGTTGGTGATAGTTCTTCGGCTTCTTTCAATAGTCGTTCAGATTCTGCAAGTAGCTGGTTTGCTTGTAGTTGCATTGCAGCACTTTGGCGGCGTAGATTAGCTGCCATTGCTGAATCATCAAACACTGCTGGCTGAGACGATTGTGGGGCGTTTTGAACAGGTTGTGAAGGTTGTTGTGGGGGACGATGCCGTTTAGCAATCTCGGAAGGTGTTTGCATCCCAGCACTTGCATCAAGATCGGCCAGGCGTTTAGTCGCTGCTTCACCTTGCTTCATTTCCGTCAGAATCTTGTTCATTTCTTCAAGTGACACTGACGAAGTTGGTGTCGGAGTTACTAACACCATTTTGGTTTGTACTTTCTTTAGTAACCCTTCTTTGTGAAAAGTGTGAAGTAGAATTTCACCTTCGTTTGAGTATGAACGATTTAGTGCATCAGCCAGTGATTCAGCACGTTGTCCGATTTCTGATTCAACTACACGCATCAGTGCCTCATGTAGTGATTGTTTTAGAGTTTCAGTGTAGATAATGAGGCACATGTGTGGTTCATTTGGAACTTCACGAAATACGATTACTACTTTACGATTGCCTAGTTTGCCGATATGTTTTAGAAAAGCCATTTATTATAACTCCAAGTTAAGTGGGTTGATTTTGTAAAAAATAAAATAGGAGCTTAATTGCTCCCAGTGTTTGATGTTGAAATTATTTACTGTTTAGTAGTGTGGTGACAGGTGTATTGATCCATGATGGGAATTTGGATTCAGGGACGATTTTATGTGTTAGTTGATACATGATATGAGCAATTGCTTGCTCGTTGGTTTCAAACAGTTCACCATCAGGTGTTTTGAATGCGTCAACTTTTTCAATAAGATGTGAGATGGAATTAAAGTCTGGTGTCATATTCGTAGTTAGAGAAATTTTGGTTTGGGAATAGGAGCGTTGAAATCTTCGGTTATAACTTTCCACTGAAGTTTTGGTTTGGGTGATGGGAGGGGCGCCTTAAAATCTTCAGTAGAAATCCTAACAGATGGTTTTTCTGGGCGCTGCGGGAGATTGATAGGTTTCTCACTTGGGCCAAAACTTATATGCCCAAAATTAGAAGTAACTGGTGGAATACTCCATAAGTCATAATCTCCAGTTTTTGGAATCCTACCGTGATTAATGTCTGACCAATCTAATGGATTATCAAGCCATACGAATTCACGCTTTTGGTTATTTTTGGATGAAGTGGTTAAGCATGTTTTGATATGGGCAATCGCTGCCAATTCGGAGTCAAATTTAGAACCATCTGGGGTTTCATAAACTTGTTTTACTTTGATAAGTTGTTTAATTAGATCGTCGTTCATGTTAAAAATTATTCGTTGTCATATACCGCAAAACGGCCAAAGGGTGGATTGGGGTGTTTGTCGCCATGAATGATCCAAGTGGTAGGGCAATAATTCGCGTCGCCCCAGTTCCCGCAACAAAATCCGTCAGTGAACACTACCAATTCTTTGGGAGCTTTCTCCAGATTTTCTTTGCAATAATCAAAGATAACTTCAAAATCAGTGCCAGAACCACCCTTGAATTCATATTGCTTTAGATGATGCATTTCATTTTTGGTGAACACTTGTGGATTATACCACTTAACATCAAAACAAAAGATATGAATCTTTACTTGGTCAAACATTTGCATGATACCAATCATTTCAGACAAGAATACTCGCAGTTGTTCTTGAGAAATTGAACCAGAGGTATCAATGGCGATCACAATATCCACCATATCACCAGGGAGCATTCCAGGCAAAATAATATCATGGTACATGCCTTTTTTACTTGGGCGCATCCATGAGTAATTAACCTTAATTAGAGAAGTCATTACTTTTGACAATAACTCTCGCCATGAAATTTTTGGTTCAACGAGATCGTCAATTAAATCTTGCAAGTGTCCAGGCAATGATGATTTTGTTCCCTTTGAAACTGCATGTGCTTGAATCAATCGACGTTGGAACTGTTTTTGTGAGTCTGCTAGTTCTTTGTCAGTTTGGAAGAATTCTCCAAATACGTCATCAAAATCAGGATGTTCATCTACTAGCATATAACCAGTAGAACCTTCAGCTAGTTTCTTTAGGAATTCTTTATCATTACGAAGTACATCATAAATCTGTTCAGAATGCATTCCTTTGAACCGTTCAACATCACAATAGCACCATTTAGAAACTTTTAGTAGTTCTTTGGCGCCATATTTGTTAGAATCTTCGTATTCCTTTAGCTCATTATTGATGTAATAATCACAAGCGATATTCCAGAGTAGCGGATGACGTGAGCCTTTACGGGTGAAGTGATTATAGGCACAGTGATGAATCTCATGACAGAAAACAAAGTTGACGCCTAGCAAACCTTCAGTTTCATAATGGTGATTGATAAACTTTGCATTGTAATAGAACAGTTTTCCATTGGTGGCAGCAGTTTTGCACCATGTATCATTGTGAACTAATTTTAACCCACAAGTTAAAGTTCCATAGAATGGAAATTTATTCATGAAACGTGCGCGTGCCTTGGTCAAAATATCAAGTGCTTTTTTAATCTCGGCTTGGGTGCAATTTGAAAATGATTCTTTGAGAGGTGAATTTGGGTGCTGTGATGGAGGATTTGACATATCAGGATTATCAAAGAAGATTAAACACAAAAACTGTGGGTGTATAGTGCCCACAGTTTTTTCATTTTTATTTCAGGTTTTTGTCAGATAGCAGCGTTGCATAATCTTTTGCAATTCGGTTCAATACCTTTGGTGCAATATCTTTAAACACGATATTCACGTTGAATACACTTAGCACTTGAGTGAATGCAAAAACCACTAATTCTGGTTTTAGGTTGTCCATGCAGAATGTCACGAAATTCTCGAATGATTTTGCAAGAACTGGCTTGCCATTCATATCCCGAAGTGCAAAACAACAGTTAATCACGGTTGCATATACACCACCCATTTCAACTGCATCTTCGTCAATTTTAGTTTCTTCACCGCTTAGAATAGCTTCAGTTTTGGGCAACTTGTCATGCATTTTGATATATGCTTCAAGTTGGGTTTGAATACCTTCACCCAAACAACCGCCCACATAAAGCATAAACAATTCATGTGAAATTTCACCAGCTTCGTATTGTTTTGCATAGCCATTGGCAAAATCCCAGGTTCGGGGAGTTGCATAGGCATTATCTTGGTTATTTGAATTCCAAGTATTCAAATCTTGCTTTGCCCATGCGAGATAACCTAGAACGGTTTTGGTTACGTTGTTTGCAACTGCCCATTCAAACCAATCATCAAATGATGCTTCCAGGTTGTAGTGCATGAAACGGTTTGATAGTGGTTGTGGCATTGTGTAAGTAACACCACGATCACCTTCTCGGTTGCCCGCCGCCACAATTCGCACATTCTTTGGCAAAACATAATTTCCAATTCGACGATTATGAACTAGCTGATACGCTGCGGCCTGAACTGCTGGGTTAGCAGAGTTCATTTCATCTAAAAACAGCGTAATCAAAACATACTGTTCAGCTTCAAAAATATCAGGCAATTCCTCAGATTGTGCCCAACGCATTTTCCCAGTTTCTTTGTCATAGATTGGGAAACCACGAATATCAGTTGGGTCATATTGTGATAACCGTAGATCAATTAACTTGCCATTATAAAATTTGGTGCATTGTTCTACAATTTCAGATTTGCCAATACCCATTTGACCCCAGATAAACAATGATCGTTTATCCTTTTCAATTTTGTATTTGTTTGGGTTTAGGTGATCTAATAGAATCTGAGTTAGTTGTTTTGGTGAGATTTTGATATTTGCCATGTTTTGAGATTATTGAAAGTTGAGATTAGTCAGATGATAGGTTAAAGATTAAAGAAACAAGGTGAATGAAAATGTTCCAAACATCTAGGAAGATATTAAGTGCTGCAAATACTGGATTGGTTTCGCCACCATGAACTACTTCACCAATGTCATAAAGTAGGTATCCAATAAAAATTACAATTGCAACACATGAGATAACCATTGCAAGGACTGGAAGTTGTAGGAAGATATTTGCAATAGATGCAACGATGATTGCAACCAAACTACCAAACAAAAATGGTTGTAGGAAATCAAACCGCTTATTTGACTGTTTGATGTAAGTTACTACGCCAGTGAGAATAATCATAGTAATCCCAGCAGACATTAAAACAATTTGCATTCCAATAGTCGATTTGGCTAGTACCATGTTCAACATTGGCCCCGACATCACACCCATCAAAAACGTAATAAAGTAATATAGGGAAGTTTGTGTTTGGAGGGATTCACTTTTGAAAATAAGCCACATGACCACTAAACTAATTAAGAATGCGCCGATAATAATTGCTAACATTCCAATTGAAGTCATTGGCATTAGCAGTGAAACTAACCATGCGCCAAAAGCTGTCGGAATCATGGCTTTGGCAACCAATGACAGTGCTTGTGTTAATACTTGGTTTGTATTAGGTAAAGAGGTTGAATTAGAAATTGGAGTAGTATCCACGTACATTTAAGAATTTCCTTTAAGATGGTTGAAAGAAGACTTGATTATGAGTTAGATGTTAGTGGGTGTCAGTAAATTGTTGACTTGATCAGTATGTTATTTCAACTGGGGCGGATTTCAACACCAAGTCATAATTCGCACCCATATACAACCGAATCATGCCTTCATTTTCGTCAGAGGTTGTTGTTATCACAAAATCATACTTTGGAGTGAAATAGTAAAATCCTAACGGAGTTGCATTGGGTATATTTGTAGTTTCAAGTTCAATGTTTATTACAAAATGACTTATTAGATTCAGAAACTTACTAATGTCCTTGGGAGTTTGATTATTCTGTGGAATCAGATACCATGTCTTCGTTATTTTGAACACCTTGATTCTCGATGGTTTTAATCATGCTACTTAGATGTTTCCATTTAGATGACAGCTCTTTTTGGTTTGCTTCAACCTTGTTTCGTTCAGCCAGCAACAACAAATTGTGCTCATCAATTTCAACGAGTGACCATCCATAATGCGTGTAAAAGATGATAGATTCATCAAACCCAGATAGGTTAAATTCATATCCATGAGTTGGGGATTGCTTTGCATTAAAAGCAATGTGTTCGCCTTCCTTGATTTTCATGGATTCAAATTTCCCCACGACCCAAACTTTGTCTAGGTTATACAAATAATTCATGGTGAATCTTTTTCTAAAGATTGTCGATATTCATCACTGTTCATATATCGCCGCATAGCAAAAATAGTGGCGTCAACATCGGTAATATCAGAATCAGATTCTAAGTATGCAGCCAATCCGTAGCCAGCAAAATTCACCTGTAACTGTTGCGTTTCTGGATCAATGGTGATCGAATGTCTCCCTTCAACTGGAGGGAATTCAGCCGTCACCCGTTTCAAGAAGTTAGTTAAGTTTTTCAGCATAGTGTTATAGAATGTCGATGTTGTTGGTTAAAACTTGTTGAGACTTTTCGTACTCGGCCCACTGTTCTTCAGACATTTCATCGGGACAGTATTCGAGCATGATTTCATCAATTGTTGCTTGTTGACTATCATAAACCCGCGTTAACAGAGCTTTGATTTCATCTGGTGTCATCCCTTCACGCACAAAAGAAAAGAAATGATTCAGTTCGGATTGTTTAGTGTTCATAGTCATTTGTTTTTCAAAGTTCCAAGGATCATACCCACCATACTAAAATCCAGAGGGTATTCCATGATTTTAGAAACTGGCATAATTTCAATATAGGTTTTTTCAGTGTCTTCTACTACTCCGAAAGTAGTTTGTTTCTTCGCGGTTTCAAGTGCTTTCAAGAATTCAGCAGCAGAAAGTTCAACTGAATACAACCAGCTTGAATGAGTTGAAAGTGTTGCACAGATTTGTTTAGTACCTTCAAACTTAAACCGTGATTCATCCGCAACAAAAATTCCAGTTTCTTCTTGAAGTTCATGTTGTGCATTGGAACGTGGATCAACATTTGGCTTCATTGAACTACCACCAGGAAGCTCATAAACAAGCCCTGCTGCATTTTTGCATGGACTACGGAACTCTTTCACCAATACCACAAAAGTTTCACCTGATGGTGCTTTGTAGTAGGGCATAATGCAACTAATGTCTTTACGTGAGAAAATGAATTCATTGTCTTTACTTCGTTGTTCTGATTCGATCCAAACATTAACCCAGAGGACAAAACTGAATACAAATCCATTCTTAAACTTTAGAAAATGTTGAACTTTTGCATCATCTAAACGGTTTCCATTTTGTTTGACGTTTGAATACCACTGTTGGAATTGTTCGGTGTTCCAGATAAACAATGGAACATTAACTTCACCATTTTTGCGGCTGGCACCTTTTCCAAGATGCTTGATAACTGATTGAACAATGGTGTCAAGATCATTGAAAATTGCAATGTCGCTAGATCGTGCAATGTGATCTAGGTAACGAATGTTGTCAGCATTATCTGGGCGACCATACCACATTTTTCCAGTTGAAGTGTCGTTCCCAAATTCGACGTTGGTAGTTAAACCCAACATTCCAGCGTTAATATCACGTTCAACCCAATATAGAATGGTGTCTGCAATTTGTCGGGCTTTTAATTCCCATTCCACTTGTGTTTCGTAATCAACCTGCCATGAGTTTGTGGGATTATTCCAAACACTTGATGGAATGGGAATAAACACTTCGCCGTCAAACCCAGACGATTGAAGGGATTGGATTGCTTCTTTGCGCCAATTCGGTTGTTCAGAATTACGTGGGCTTGGGCCAGCCAGAAAAATAGATTTTGTTACCGTGATCGGCAAAGGTTGGTCAGAAAAAATTAGTTTCATGTTTGTGGTTGGTTATTTTGAGATTTCAAAAAGGTTTCAACGATTGCCAGAATTTCTGGGTCTTCTAGTTCTTTGTCGATTTCAGTGGTTAAATCAGTGATAGATTGTTTCAAATCACTGATTAACTGCTTCTGAATCCCAACTTTATTATAATATCGTTGACATGCATTTTCAAACCGTTGAATTTCTTCAGCGTGTCGATGTTCATATTGTTCATTAGTTTCAAATTCAGAATCTGGCTTCAGTTGGATACAAATTGCGTCATCGAAATTAACGAACAATTTAGCACCATTTAATAAATGGTGGGCCAATTCTTCATTCGACATACAGTACGATGAGGGGTCAGTTGAATCATCATCTTCAGATGTTACGTTTAAAATTTGCCCATAGTTTCGATGTCGGGTTTCATCCACAAAATTGGATTTGATGGGCGGTGTCCCCCATCGGTGTTCCAATAATGGAATCAAGCGTTGTTCACCCAACAATTCCTTTTCCAAAGTTTCTAACTTCAGAATCTTCTCAATAATCGGATGGGTCATATTCTTAGATTAATGTGTAAGTATTTTGAAATAGGTTGTCTTGAACAATCCATTGATCACCAGTGTAGGGTAATCGTTGAACCAGCCACGATCCAATGGTTACTTGTTGAAGGTTTTCGATTCCATCAATCGTTGCACCGTATCCGCCTTGGATATAAACAGGTTGGGTCAAATTGGCTAATTGTGATTCAAGTACCTCTGGGGTCAGTTGGATTACTCGTTGTTCATTTTCGGGTTTTGGTGTTGCAACAATCCACCCAGACGATCCCATTTCCATTAGATCGTATTTCGATTGCATCTTGTCGTATTTTTGCTGCCACACATCGCCTACTTCGCCAATACACAACATTGCATCAGAGTCAATCGGTTCAGCACCTTCGATGGCATTAACCAGAAACATTGAGGCAAAAATTGGATCAGCAAATACACGACTCATGTGAATGGCGCGCATTGGTTTGGTTTTCTTTGCCAAAACCATGAAGGTCTGAAGGGGAGAGGTGTTAAGAATTTGAATAGGCATAATTGTTAATAAATTTAGTTCTTGCAAAACAGCTTGACAATGAATTCTTTGATTTCATTCCAAAACATACAGATCGGAAACAATGAAACCACAATACATGCAAAAATGATGTAGGGCAATGGAACATAATGAATAGTAACCATTTTATAAACTCCAAAGGTGATTAATGAGTATTAGAAGGCCAAGACTTGGGGCCAGACATTTGATTGTAACCAGCTTTTGCAGCAGCGGATCGAATCTTGCGTGCAAACTGGTTGCTTAAATTATAGGGCTTTTCATACAATTCCCAGTAAACCTGTTCAAATTGGTCGGATTCAATAATCAAATATGCTGCATCATGAATCTGGTGAGGCTGAACCTTTTTAACAGGGAGCGGCCACATTGCTTCGATCACCAGATTAACAAGGGCAACCTCTTTTGGATCATTGGGATAACCTAATGGGGTCTTGATGCGATAAGGATTGGACATAGCTGAAATTCCTTTCAAAAACAATTATTGGGAAAGATTTTCAATAACTTCATATCCACAACCAAAATGGTATGCGTGGCCATCTTCAGTGAATCGTTCACCAAACAAATCGTCAGGTTTGCCGTCTACTTCCACCACACTAAATTTGAAGCATGGAAGGTTAGCATTAGTTTGCTTGAACTTCACAATGTACCCATCTTTCAGACAGAAAGTGTCGGTTTCGTTAATCTTCATTTCGTTGGCCTTTCATTTCGGTTGTTTCGATGAGTTCAACTATACACCACACTTGTTCAACTCGACATAAAATCCACATTATCCAGTCAACTATTAGTACGGAATTTGATAGTAGATTTTTTCATCACATGAAATTTTTATGACGCCATGTTTTTCGTATTCGTCTTCAATTTGCTTGAGTAACACCCAATCATCTACATCTGGGAATGGAAATTCGATCATGGCACATTTTGCAAGGAAATAAATTGCAATGTGCTGCTGGCAGTATGGCAAAGAAAGTGCCATACGAATGCGTTCTAAACGGGTTTTGGCTTGTTCTGAAAGGTTTGCATGATACACAGCACTAGATGCTGAACCTAGACGCAAACGTGGTTTTACAATAGTTTCTATGATGATTCTCCTTAAAGTAAAAAGGTCTGATGATGACAAATCGAGAATCTGAAATGTCATCATTGATACTAGATTTGATCTTATGGAATAAGATAGTTCAATGAACCGACGTGATGGGGTTCACAACTTGCGTAACCAATAACTGCAATATCCATCCACCATGTGGTAGGGTCTACTTTATAAGCTTCGTTTCTGGCTTGGGTTACTAACGAATTTGCAATATCACTTGATTCCAATGGCCCAACAAGGTTAAACCATTTATTCAGGGTCGGATGTTTGATGCATATAAAATAAACCATTTTGTTGTTTTAGAACAATGGTGACTTGATAACGTAGCCAGTGATTACGACAAAGCCAACCACCATTATAAGAGCGGACATTTTATAGAGTAGGTTTAGAATTTGCATGATTTACATTTTAATAGATTTTCAATTGTGTCAGAAAGTAAATTGTCGGGACAAATATCGCCGTTAACATTATATATTTCAACATCATAGCCCTGATCTTCTAGTAAACATTTTACTGCCAAAATGGATGCCTCAGTTTGAAAAACAATGGGAGGTTTTCTTGATTCTTGCTCAAATGGATGTGAAACGTCAAGAAATAGATCGTATTTTGAGCTACAAATTCTGACACACAAGTGAAGCTCGGTTAGGTAGGCGTCATTTACGGACAATACTTGCATTTTACAGTTTTCCTTTAATTTAGTGTTTGCGGTATTCAGGGTTATCAATTAGCCATTCATGTAACCCATATCCCCATTGTACTTTGTTGGTTCCAGGTTTGAGGATTGAACCATAACCATGTTGCGGGAATACTGGAACAATCATACCATGATAATGACTTTCAAATTCAGGCAACTCCCAAACATTTTCGGTTGCAAAATTTGTTGGCTCATCATCATTGTCCCACGATACACCCACATCGTTAAGTAAATCGCACAACTCAATCAGTGCTGGGTGGTCACTGAAAATGTAACGATACGGTAACACACACAACACTAAAAATCCGATGGTGTTGTAAATGTTGGTTTCAACTTTCTTAGGGAAGGTTTCTGGAAGTTTGGAATCAAAGAACTTCTTAAAGTCAAACCAAGTTTCTAATGGCCAATCATTTAAGTCAAGTGTCCAATAATGAATTTCATCACTTCGGGCATCCCAAACTTGATTCCATTTTTCAATGATAAATTTGTCTTTATTTGTTTCAGTTCCTTCTAACTCTTTACGTTTCAACCGTTTGAAAAACCAGTACATCATCGGAACAATATCAATAATCAAAGCAGGATGCTCTCCACCGCCTCCGCCAATAACAATAAAGGTTTTATCAATCTGGGTTTCGTTGTTAGTGTCTAGACGCTCAAACGTCGTGTTTTTGTTTCGTTGAGTATCTTTAGACAGAATCCAATAGACGGGAATTTTGTTAAAGTACCCAACATGGACATGATCGATACAATCAATTGCTGACATTTTTACTCCTTGCTATAAAGGGTTTCGAGTAGTTGGATCACAACATCACTTACCATATTAGAAGGTTCCATAATACACATAAATCCACACTCAGTAAATTTGAATGAGCTGGTTAGGGCGATGAATGCCTTCACAGCTTGATACGAATAGAACGCACAACCACCGAGTGGTGACGTGCAATATGTAATAGAATTAGGATCGATCATAATATCTTCCCCGTTACTTGAGATAATAATTTGGAATTTTTCAACATAATATCCATTTGGGTCTTGTACTGAGTAAAGCATTTTATTTTGCAATTTAAAAAGTTAATAATTTACGAATGGTAAGATTTTCATCGAGGGTTAACTTACGAACAAAAAACTCAATAGCTTTGTTTTTGTTCTTTTCGTTTACCAAATCAACCCATGATTTAGCCTCATCATAATCTGAACGGATCGAGATCATGTCAGTCCAAACAGTGTAGCCACCATCATCATGGTTTCGCATAATGGCATAGATATGTGTTTCCATAGTTAATCAAGTTCAATTCCATATTGACCAATGTTCTCAGTAGTAACAGTTCCAGTTAAGCAAAGTTCTTCCAAACATTCCCACTGGCGAATGCCTTCACTGATCTTGTCAAAACCACGAATATAGTCATCTTTGTGTGGCAAAACTTTGGCGTAAAACCATTCACGACTCTTTTCAACTTCACGTTTTGCTTTAATGAGGTTTGTGCGATGGGCAACTTCAACCTCGATTACCTTCAACCATTCACCATTATCTTGAATGGTTCTGGAAATCACCATCAACAACTTTTCACGAAGTTCGGACTTTTTTACAGTCTTGATGTAATGTTCACGCCAATCACCTTTGCACATTCCCATCATCTGGGTTGCCATGCTTTTAATATCATCACGAGTAATAGTATTGTATTCGATCAATATAGTGTTCAATTCTTGTGCAAGTTCTCGCATAACTCGGGTATTTTCGGTAAAGTACGTGCGCTTCGCAGCGAGATGAGAATCAGTCCATTTTGAAATATAACGGTTGTAAGTGTTCATGATGTTTGGTGGTTAACGTGGCCTATTGATTGATGAATCTATTATGCGCTTCATTCATCAAACTTGAAACCAAAATTTATAGAAGTTGACTTGTTTACTCTGGATTAAAAAATTATAGACGCAAAAAAGCCCTTATCACCTTTTTTACAGAGTGATAAGGGCTTTTGTGTTACTGTCGTTTGGCATCTTTCAAAAAAGATTCAACCCATGCTTGCCAGGTGATGGGGGCACTTTCCGCATCAAACATGCCCAGAACATTCCAAGCACCCTGAGCGCAACTCAACTCAGCCCATTCTTTACGGGTCTTGTTGGGCTTCATGTCCAAGCCATTGATTTCTCGCTCCAACGATGCCATTGCGAGTTCGTGCAATCGAACCACATCTGGCGATGGTTGATTCAGGGCAGCGGTCACACGGGCCTTGATGCCATTGGTCATTGCAAATTTCATGATCCAGTTTCCTTTCAGTTGTTTTTGGTTCGCACTTCTTGCCAACCGATGAATCTATTATGCACCAGAAATCACGGAATGCAAGTGGTTTCAATCAATGCCCGACAAAATTGGTCAGTTATTTGAACACAACCACAAAGCAAAATGCCCTAGCGTCTTAAACAACGCTAGGGCATTTTTGGTGACATGATTCATTTCTAAACATCAAAGACCATCGTAACCAATGAATGAACACCAGGAATCAATATCAAAATCTAGATGGTGCATCGTGACCGTAATCCAACTACCCAAAATATCACGATTGAAAAAATTGGTTGCATATGAAATAGGCATATTCGGAATTTGTGCGATCATCATGTTATTGATCCTTTTGACTTCGGACTAGTCACTTGAACATGAAAGTTTTTGCAGGCTTTGCAATCTTCTTTGCTACTGGTTTTGCTGGAGTGGTGGCTTTCTTGGCAGCATTCCGAGCACGCATTTCAGCCATGATTTTCATCATCGAATCGGTGGCAATTTGCTTGGCTTCTTCTGCCTTTGCGATTTGCTCATCAGTCTTGACATCATACGTGGTTGAAGTATGACGCATAGTGCCCTTGTAGGGATCGATGTTGTAAGTGTAGTTGTTGTATGCCATTTTGATTTACTCCGTGTTTTCTGAACCGATGAATCTATTATGCACCAATATTTTTAGAATGCAAGAACTTTCAAGTAATGTCCGACAAATCCGCTCACCCTTTAACTGCAACCATACAAACATCAAAAAGTCCAGCATAAGCGAGTTCACGGCAAGTCGGTTCATTGTCAATCCAGAAACCATGTTCCTTCAATTCATCCATCAATTGATTGCCGTTAGGGTTACTCTCACATTGCTTACCAACAAACACATTGAACGAACCTTTACGACATCCTTTGAAACCATACTTCTTTGAAATGGAACGGATGATAGAAGTTTGTTCTTTGTTCGGGGAGATAATGCGTTGCATGATGATTGCCGTAGTTCGGGTTACTTGTGTAGTGATGAATCTATTATGCCTTAGAACTCACTGAATGCAAGCACTTTCAAGCAATGACCACACAGAAGTGTCAAGTATTATCCTCAGTCGTCACTTTGTAGCAGCATCCCACACTTCAGGATTTGGCACATATTTTTTGATCTTAGAAACTACGTCGGCAGTTAATTTTGAAATATCTACCACTTGGCCTGACTGCTTTTTGAGCTGAACATAATTAGCAGATTTAATATACATGCCACCTGCTTCAGAGTGTTCAACATCAGAATCCACCTTAGCTTTATTGAATACCAACCAAATATCACCATCCATGTATTGGCTTAAATCTTCACCCATACTCAGAATTTCAGTCATGGTGTATGACGCGCCTTTATGGGTTGAGATTAGGATTTCTGGGGCAACAGTTCGAGCACGTTTTGCATTTTGCTGAAGTGCGATCTCCAATTCATTCAAAATCCACACCAGTGAAACATTTTTCTTAACATAACCCATTTGCTGAACCTGCCGAATAATGTTAAAGAATTTGGTTAGGTCTTTGAGTGTCACGTCAAAAATTAGATTTGGTTTTCGTGATGGATTAGCAACAAGAACCGAACGAATAACTGCTTCAGTTTTCTTGTCAGGGATATTCAAAATTGACACGATTTCATGCAGAGTTGAAACGTCTTGAGTGTTTTTAAAATCGATTTGTTTGAGATCGACCCCAAATTCTTCTTTGACTTTTGCATTGAATCGCATAGATGCAACCAATAGTTCTTTCAAGCGATCCACATCAAAAACAATACCTTCAACGCCTAACAGGTTGTCTTTAACGAAACCTTTTCCACTATTGTGAGTTACTAAGAAATTCCCCATAACATACCGATGATTTCCGTCCACTTCAAACCCATAATAATCATCAGATGGGAGAATTTCAAATACTGGTTTAAACGCTGGGAAACGATGTTCAAAGAAGAACATTTTTGGAGTGTTTCCGTGTGTTAACAAAGAAGTGATTTCGTCGAAAGTTAGATCAATCACTTGGTTTTCCACAAGAACACTGAAAATATGTCCACGGTTAAAAATTGCAGGTTGTTTACCAGGAATATGAAGTTTAATCATTTCGGCATTTCCACGGTGCAACTTTAAAACAGTTCGTGGTGTACCATCATCTCCCATTAAAACGTCACCTACTACGACATCTTCAGCGTTTACTTGAGTCATATCGAACTTTAGGATTTTCTCCCCTTTTGCGTGACAACCAGCGCCGCCCGCCAAAATAACAACTTGCCCAAACTTGGGATAAAGTTTTCCGCCAAATGTAATAATATCTTCAGTTAGTTGTTTTCTTGAACCAACTACGAATTCATTGATTTTCAAAATAATTTCCTTTTGTGAAATGTTTGTTTTTATTTAGGTTAATATGAGAATTTTGTTACGTCAAAAAATCAGCTAACACCTACCCCCAAAATGAAAATAATGGTCAAATTTTAGACGCACCTCTCCATATGTGCTGTTGATATTATCTCGGGTGATTTTCAATTTTCCAGCTAAACTTTCAAGAGGAAGTGAACCAAACATTTTAACGACTACTTTCAAGAGGAAGTGATGAATAGCGCGAAGCGCAACTAAGTGAATCAGGTTATGAAAGAAACAAATCTATTCAGTTGTGTGAGCGATAGCGAACTTAACTGAATAGATTTTAATGAGAGAAAACGAAGTTTTCTCTCTGACACAATTAAGTTGTTTGATAACAGAAGTCGAACCAAACACAAGTGTTTGGTTCTCATGAAATCTATATTGAGCGAGTGAGAAAGTGATTATTGAACTCATTTGATTCTGTTCTGACTTGCACTCGCTCAATATAGATTTCTGGTGTCTTCGACTGAATTGATTGAGATCAGTTGTGCTTCGCACTTGATACTGCAAGTATTCTGTTCATTCAACTCAATTCATTTCAATCACTTACTTAAAACAGCATTCATTTCAGCCATCAAAATTCACTCATGACTCAGAAACAACAACAATCACTTCTCGTTTGAAAGTTTAGCTCATTGAGATTTAATCATGTTTCATTTCAGTTCAAAATCTAAACCACTTCAGCACCACAATAATCATGTGATTGTATTTTCAAAGTTTAGCTCATTTTGTTTGGCATGAGACAAGTGAATGATAGAGAACATATGAGAATGAATATGATGGACATGAAAGGGCGTAAATGTAAAAATTTACGCAATAACCGACAAAACTACAAAGCAAAGTAATGAAAAAAGGAGTGCATATATCAGATGTGTAAGTTTAACTGTTTGTAATTATGTGGCGTAAAAACTAACAAATCACATAACAGCTAAAAACACATCCAATATATTACACTCCCTTAATATCTCAACATTACTAACTTGTTTTTCACAAAAATGAGAAAAACGATAGTTTCGATTATTAACCCAGATGGGCCTTGCGTGTAAACATTTAAGAGCGAGGATTGACTATATCTACTCCACTTGAACATGCTGCTTTCTACCCGCAGACACTAGATCAAGCTGTTCCCGTATTCGCTGTTTAACTTCTTGCTTCACAACATCACACTGAAAAAATTTCAGAATTTTTGGAAAGCAGAGATATTCAGAGCTAACATAATATGAAATTATGCGATGTATATTTTCAACATAATATCTGAAAAATCTCGAAATTTGAAAGAATCCTCAACGCAAAAGTAGATTCTAACCAGCGGGGAGGTTTTAGCCTTATTATCATCCTCCCCCAAAACTTGATTCTCATTGACTAAGAATGAGAAATCATTAACTGGCATTTCAGCCAATTCAACCACATACAACAAGCGAAATTCAGTCCCACAGTGGTGGGCGACTTTTTAGGGCGGCGCGGGTTAGCGCTTCGTCGCTTGAGGTCGTTAGATAGATCAGCTAACTTATCCTTTACCGCCACATACACGTAGAGAGCGGATTGGTGGATGGCTTCCAGGTGCCACATACCCAAATGATCTATAATTGAAACAAGTCAACACTATACATCAAAACAATGTATTCTGTCAACTGTTTTATTTAATCTTTTTTCAAAACAACAAAACCCTGAGAGCCAATAAAAACTATCAGGGTTGTTTAATTTTGTGAATCGTAAATTTTTGAAATTTCAGTGAACAGGTGCGGTTTTGCTTTTACAACTTCAGGTGATGATATGTAGCAGACTTTGATTAGATCATTACCATAGACACTGAGTTGAAAGTTCACCATATCATCAAATATTTGCACTTTGATGCTATTCGGTGTTGGTTTAATGGTATATGGCGAACCTGTCATGCAATACTTCAAAACCAAATAAACTTTATTAAGTGGAATTTTGTTAACGTAATCAATGGTATAAGTCCCACTAACAAACTGATTTAATAAGTTGGATGGAAAGAATCTCCAATCACTTTCATCGGAAAAGTTATTCCAAACAAGTCGAATACCGTCAACATATTCCTCAAATTCTTGTTTGGTTTTGAATCTTCCTTCAATCATACTAAGTTTGAAGTCTGATAAGTTTCTTGAAATACACAGGGCAAGATTTTGTATGGCATCGTTTCTTTGTCATTGGATCATTGCTATCAGTGAAATAACCACACGAATAACATGCATCTTTAACTTCTGTTGGATACCGATCAAACTCTGAAAAATCTTTGTCAGAATGATTCATCAAAATTTGCATGTATTCGTACTCAGTAATTTCACGATTTTTGGTTTTCGGTGATACTACTTTTTCATTATTCTCTGAATCAATAGCATAACAATATCCACCATTATCATAATCCATTTCAAACCAGAATGAAAATCGGTGAGGATCAAGATTTAAGTCTTTGATTTCAGACTCTGAGAAAATTAACCGAACTTTGAAGTGTTGAAATTCAAACTCATCACTTTCTTGTCTTGACATTCTATCAATGATGTTAGAAAGTTTTTGTTTAAGAATTTGTTTGAATAACGCATCTTTGATTTTAATATCCGCCAGATATTCGTGTGTCAATATATCAGTCAAAATGTGTTTCCTTTAAGTTCTACGGTCACTGTTTTTGATGATTCAGAGTCTGATTGTAACACAACAAGCAATGCCAATAGTGCTGTTAATTCTTGACTCAAGTTTTCAGCATCTAAAATTGGCATTACGATACTTGGTTTATTTTTGTTTAATTTGACTTGTTCAGTAAACTTTAATATGTTCTTAAACTGTTGGTTGTTTTGTTGGTTTTGGAGTAATGCCACATTTCCACCATTTTTCTTTGAGTGATACCACTACATCAAGTAATTTGGTATCTGGTTTGAAATCTTTCTTGTGTTCAATAACCCATTGCTTAAAAACTTGTTCTTGAAAATCATTGGACAAGTATACAGGAATACAAATTCCATCAGCAGGTGCAATCAAAATACCCTTCACCCATTCAGAATGTTTGTTTGGATTTTTCAGATATTCACTGATTGTTGTGTTTTGACCACTCGCTGATACCGTATTTGTTAACATACTGACAAGAACAAAAGAAACAATGGATTTTGATAGCATGATTTACTTTTGAGCGGGTTTGTAAAACTTTACTTCAAGTGGGTTGCCGTATGACGTTCCAAAGCTGGTTGAAACAGGCTCAGTTGACTTTTTCATGTGTGCCAATAGGTCAGCATCTTCTTGCGACAATTGTTCGTCTGAGGACTGTTTTTCAGCGTCTAGGGCATCATAGAATCGTTCACGTAGGATCGGCTTGCCATTGATGGTTGAAAGTGCTGGTTTAATCATCGGTTTGGATGATGGAAGTGGTGATGTGTTTACGTTTTGTGGGGCTGTCATTGTGTTGTTTCCTTTTGGTTGGTTATGGGTGTATTTAAGATTTAGATGGGTATGGTGCATTCAACCACATGGCATACGTTGTGGCTTGTTCAGAGATTTTAACTAGGTCATATTGTCCACAAAATTTAAGGAAATGAATACCAACTTGTGGGATATGTTCTTGCTTTAACTGTTCTTTAATTCTAGCATCAAATGCCCGTTGTAGTTCAGGTGGTTGGCAAGTTAAATCAATCAATTGTCGGTTTCGTTCATAATCATTCCTGACAATATGCTGTTCGCCTTCGTGATCTATCCATCGCTGCAACATCAAATTATTCCAGCAGAATCCTTGTTTATTTCGATCAGAAAATGCTTCAAGTAACCCGACTTTGTTTTTAGAACTCTTTGATCGAACACCAGGATATGCACTCATGATGTTATCTGACGTATCACCACGCATACATTTTTCAAACAAGATATATTCAGGTGAGTCAATTTGTTTTTGTTTACCTGTTTTCTTGTCAATAATGGGTTCTAGTTTTGAATCAAAAACTCCATTGATAGTGTACCAAATTTCATTCATACCATCATATCTTGATACTCGATCATTCAGTAATTGGTCATAATCCGAATCAGTTGAATTGATGATAATTTTATCGTTTGGGTGAAGTGCAATAAATCTGGCAATCAAATCATCGGCTTCAGCTTGTTCGTGATGTAATACTGAACAGTTCGTTTTCGTCTTTAGAAACTCAATAAGTGATTGATAAGTTTCCCAGAATAACTGGTTTTCTTCTCGTTCTTTTTCAGTGATTGCAGATTCATCCTTGATACGATTTGCTTTGTATCGTGGGTAAATTTGTTTGCGCCATGATTTACCTTCAAGTGCAAAAATACAATGTTTTGCACCAAATAGTTTCACTACTTTGTTATTTGATGCAAACGTCAGATGCAAGCCCATACCCACTTTTTCCCATGAATCAGAACGCTTTGATGCAACATGACGGCTTCGGAAAAACAGGTTTGCAGTATCTGTGATTAAGTAGGTTTGCATTATCGAGATTCAGAAAGTTTGTTATCGATTCGGGTGTTAATGATTTGTCGAGCAAGTAAATTTGGATCGTAATAATCTACATCATCGTCCTCGGATTCATCATGCTCTGGAAAGTTGGCAGCTTGTTGCTCGGCAACTTCTAGGGCAACATTACGACAAACTTCCTGAAACCATCGTTCGATAATTTCAGAATCAGTGTCAGTTGGTTTGAGTTGATACCCGCTGCGAATCAGATTGGCAATCATTTTGTCATTCCAATCAAACTCAAAAATCCCTGTTTGTGGATTATTTGGGTCAGTGAATTTGATTGAAGTAATTTCTACATAAGGTTCATTGGCTTTGGTTGCAGCTTCTTTGGCTGATAATGTCTTTGGAGTTTCTGGTGTTTGTTGAACGGGGGGATTTGGTGAAAATAGTTTTTTGAAAAAGTCTAGCATGGTGTGTGAGGTAGAAAAAGAAAAAGCACTCGTTGTTGAATTCGAGTGCTTTGGTTAGTGTGGTTATTTAATTGTCACTTTAGGGCTTGAATTTGTTGGTTCAAGGCTTCAAGTTCTTTTGCGAGTTCTTGTTGCTTTTGTTGGAGTTCTTTCAGTTTGGTTTGTTTGTTGCGATCCCACACTACAATTTGCGAAAGCCCATTTGCGTCACGATCTTGGAGTTTCATGATCTTTGATTGAAAAAGTTCGTCATTATCATGGCTACAGATAGTGGATTTAACCCACGAAATGTGTGGTGAATTACGAGAGGTTTTGACGGCAAGCCAAAAAACGCCATCAGTATCAACTGCCCACATTCCAGGCTCAATTTCTGGCATGTCAAATTCATTAACGATAGTAACGCCTTCGATGGGAAGATATGAACGATTGTCCAGATCAACATCTGAGTTAAGTGAACTAAATCGCAAAGGTCGATCTGCATCAGTAATCTAAACGGCAATGATTGTGCATTTTAAGTTTTCATGAGCAGTTAGATACTCTCGGCCTTCATATGATTTACCAGTTGGAGTGAAATTAATGGTAACAACATCGCCGACTTTGTATTTGATGGCATCTTCGTATTTCAGCATTTTTAAGGTTCCTTTTACAATGGGGGTTGATGGGTTTTTGTGTCAGTTCAATTTCTGTGAACCGATGAATCTATTATGCATCATCATTTCGACAATGCAAACACTTCCTTCAAAACCCTGACAATTTCACTCAAGATTTACAGCACCTTGGATGTTTCAAGTTCTTTGATTTTGGCCAAGATTGATTCAGCTTGGCGTTTGAGTGAGGCAATGATGGTGTCGTTTGCATCAATCATTAGGTTGTGATTAGTGTCCCAAACCTTCAAAATTTGACGATCACCGATTGCAAGCGGTTGAAGTGTTTCCACATTCAATAAGCAAAGATTATAGTCAGTGTTAAGGCTTGAAAGATATGGCTCAGAATGGATGACAACATGGTTTGCATCAGTGCCAGCAACTTTGACAATCATGCTTTCTTTAAGAATCAGATTCATTTCATACCGTTTAACCGTGATTGTGGTTTCAAACTTTCTCATGGTGAAATTCCTTTTGTTTCAATAAAAGTAATAATTTCTTCAGGTGTTAATCCGTGTAGGATTTCTGTCATGGGTGATGCCAGAGATTGTTTAATTCGGGTTTCAATTGGTTTAAGAGAGTTAACTTTCATACAAACCCAATCATCAAGCTCAAACACTTTGAACTCACTGTATACAATATCGTAGTTGCGAATGGTTTGATCTTCAAAGGTGACAAAATCAGTTTCTAGTAGTTGGCGGCGAATGTCTGCTTCAATTTTCCAGCTAGTATCAAGGGTAGGATCAGAAACCGCGATGACATACGTTTCACCAATATCACAGTTTACATCTGCGCTGAAGAATTTTGTTTCAATTACAAAAGTTTGCATTATCAAAATCCAATGCTAGTAGTCACGGCAGAGTGAGATTTCAAAAATTCATCAAGAGTTATAAACACAAAATCAATTTCTTCAAAATCCCAATTAGGGGAATAATGTTGAAGTTCACCTCTCGAATTAAGTCCCAGATCAATAACATCTGCGACAGTCTCTTCATAAAATGAATTCCAGTATTCTGGTAGTTTATCTGATTCAAAATAAACATATTCTGGAATTGAACCATATGGGATATATTGTTTTGCAATAAGGATTAGTTTGTTCATTTTGGTTAATTGATTAAGAATTTGTTTGGCATCATTTGTGATTTTATGAGCCACGTTTGCATCGTAAAATGTGCATGATGGTGAAACATGTGGTTGATATTCTGAGTTTAATTTAAGGCTTTTTTCATCTTGGTCAAAATAATAGTTAACTCGCCGCCAGTTTGTCCATTCTGTGATTGTTTGGACAAGAACACTTTGAATCGACTCAAAAATCGGAAATAGTTGTTGCTTCCCCTCTATGTCATTTCCAAAATCCACGAAATTATTAGCAAGTTCCCACGAACATTGATTGATAGCGGTATCGATTTTGTCTTTGAGTTCTTTGGCAGAAAGTTCTGAATCAATGACAAACGGCTCATCGCCTTCTAAAAAAGAGAGTGTAATAACATAAGTTTTCATTTTCAATTCTTTCAAATATGGTTAGATTGAATCCAGTCAGATAGTTTCATCATTACTACGCTATTAACCACAAACCGAGAATCTAGTTCAAGAATTTGTGGGTTGCAATTCTCAGACAATCCAAAATCAATAGATGGTGGTCTATTTTTCTGTTTCATATTAAGTACGTCAAACAGTTTACGTTTATTTTCTTCCAATGAGTTAGGAGAATCGAAAATATAGTGTCCGATTGAATCACAATACACTAGTATGATGATGAATTTGTTTTCCATTTTATGCCTGACAAGTAAATTCATTGTTTTGAAAGTATGTATTCAATTTTCGACGAACTGCATAACGACAAGGTTTCAAGGTTTCAGAAAACCCTGTGTAAATTTCATAAGGACGTTTAATATATTGTTCAGACATTGCAATAGTTAGCATGGTGCCAATTCCGTTGTTTCGATATTGTTTCTTGACAAATACTCCATTTTCTACCCCATCATAATTTTCTTCGTGAAGGTGTACACAAACGCCAACCGCTTGATCTGTTTCACGATTGAATGCAACAATGCAATATCCTAGTGTATCATCAGATCGCAACGTCTTGAGCATTCCCGAAAGAGTCCACCCTGACACATATAGTCGTGATTTAAGGGCGATATCTGCTGCCTGTTTTGTGGGAAGATGCTTGATGTAAAATTGTTGGTTACTCATTTGTTTATGACTGAAAATGAAGTGTTAATAAAGTCAACTATACATCACTTTTCGGACAAATGTGCAATGTTGACTTAAACACTCTGATATTATTTTTAACCAAGTTCAAACGCGAAACGCCAGCATGATTTTTATATCATGCTGGCTTTTGTTATTCAATTAACATTTCTTGATCGTTAAACCATTCATCAAGTGTTTGGAACTTATAATCGGTATTCTCGGTTCTCCAAAAACTGAGGGTTATTTCGTCGATTTTGGTTGAAAACTTATGGTCAGACTTGTTCCATTCTAAAAGAAACGTTTTTTCAAGATCACATTTCTGTTTGGAGGATTCAAACACGAAAAATAGCGCTTCGTCAAAAAGTGGGAGAATTGTAATAACAAATTTAGTCATAATTAGATCAATGGTGATGTGTCATGCCGTATTCGTTTATGCTGGCTTTTTCGTTAGATTTTGACAAGAACCACTTGTGCAGAATACCGCCCTGGTGATGACGCACAGTAAACCTGCCACCCAACAAAATCAGGGAAACTGATTCCAGTGGGTTCGTCGGCGAAATCGGCATCTTCATTCAGTTTGATAGTGTGCTCAGATGTACTATACCAAACTTCAGGGGGAACATCATCGCCACCGCCATGTGAATCAAATTCGGCATATTTGGTTGAAAAGTCTACTGAGATACATGCAATGTTTGGTGCTTGATATTCAATCATTGCAGCGTTTACATTGATTGCACCTTGATGTGTGATTTGGATAGGAGTTTGTTGCGCCATGATTTTCTTTCGGTTAGTTAATGCGTCATTCAACACTTTGGCAGCGTTATCAAATTTAAACTTGTCACTGTTGTTTATGACTTTAACAAGTTTGTCCATTGTTGGGTTTCGTTTGAATTGACTCACCTATTGACCTGACGTTCTTGAAACCATTCATCTAAAGTTTCAAGTTCAAAATCCCCCGCATAAACTTTAATAATCTTCTCATCATTATGAATGGTTTGCATACCAAATACCCGATTTTTGGAATAAAACACATTAGTCAGATATTGATTCAAACTTTCTTTCGACGTTTCTGGTTCAAACGTGTAAACACTCGGACGTTCATCACCAAAATAAAACGTAAGGACAAACTTGGTGGACATTTCTCAGACTCCTTGTTTTGATGTTGCAATCATACACCATTCAATTGTAAAAATTACATTCCCATGTTAATCACTTGGTCTTTGCAACCCAGATTTGACACTTTGAACCATCCACATACGCAACTTTAGGAAGTCCCCAATTTTTTGCACATGCTTCATAAGTCCAGTATGGCTCAGTATTGTGGATGGTTGTTAATCGTTCCACTTTGTTACCGTCATCGTCCTCACAAAAATTGACAGTATGATGCTTACAAGTTTCACAAGATTTAACTTGTTTGGGTGGTTTAGGTTCTACATTGTTGGTCATTTTGATTGAGAATAGAGTTCAGCAATTTTTGACTTCCACATTTTGATGGAAGTTTGTAAAGAATCAAGTGTAACGATCCACGATAGTTCTTTCTTTTTCATACGACGCCGCTGCGAACATTCAAATTGAACACGAGTTTTATATTGTTCTGCGGATTCATCGAAAGTTCTAAACCAGTTGGCGTCAATAATTTTACCAACAAAATAGCACTCATCAGATTCAATCAATGATGCAATATACGAAATCACCAGATCATCGTCTGTTAAAATAGTCAGTTGACCCGTAAACGGTTGATAGAAATATGTTGGTCGATTTCCAGTATAGCACCACCCATTTAACCCATACGATGCCCTAATTCGTTGATATTGAGCGGTATCTTCTTTTAATTGGTTAGTATATTGTTCAAGTAATACAGTGTTCATAATTTACTTTCTGAAAATAAAATAGGTTGTTGTCCTTCAAATACGACTTCAACACGATTTGAGATTTTAGTTAGTGGTGGCAATTCCACAACTTGAACCACACTTCGTTCAATCATCAAATCTGGGTTTGTTCGTGCTGCATGTTTCTTTGGTAGACGTTCAATTTCATCCGCACTGAATTTAGTCAACTTTTTAACACGTTGCACATAAGTCCCACGTTTGAAATGGGTTGGATAATCTTCCCAACGAATGCCCTTTTCTGACAACAACAAATCACGTTTGGTTGAAGTATTCTTACCCTGTAGGAATTTGTGACTGAAATAGTGGTGTGCTGCCATACTGACTGAATTCTTGGTTGCATCAAGTTCTCGCCAGATTAGAGCATTCACTGCCTCATCTTTTGTTGGCACATTCCAGATTCTTGCATCAAACGTGGGCAAACGTTCAGCAAATTCTGGTGGCATGGTTTTCACCACTTCTCGGTAAAATGCTAGTGTAGCCTGTGCTGCAAGTTGGCTTGTCATTTT